AATCGTAGCGGCTCACGCCGCGGCCGCGGCTTCAAGAGCATCGATGGACCGATATCACGGCCGGGTCGATCCAGTTCCTCCGGGATCTCGAACGAGGAACCCTCCGGCATTTCGGGCAGCTCCCGCTCAATCTCGCCGTCTCGCAAGCCTCCCGGCGCGACTCCGGCGACGCGGGCGCGTGGACATGGTCTCCTATGACGCACGACTCCGAGATCGTCTGTCTCGACGCCGCGACACGGGCGCTCCGACAGTGGGATATGGTCCCGGTCGCGGGGAGTGTCGGCGTCATCCGTCCGAACCGGTGAGAGGGTATGCGGCTCATATGAATATCAGACTGGACACGTCGACGATGGGCGTCGACGCGGACGGGAATCAACAGGGATACACGGTCGCGCGGTGCGATCAGTGCTCGTACTGGCACGCGTTCGCGTGGTCCCGGGAGGCGGCTCTCCGCTCCGGCGCGGAGCATGAGCGGATCGTCCACGGTCCGCGGACCCGCGACGCGGAACGGCGCTTGAACCGGCTCCTCGCCGCGCGACCCGACGACGCATGAAACCCCGGCTCCTCGATCTCTTCTCATGCGCCGGGGGAGCCGGAGTCGGATACGCGCGCGCCGGGTTCGACGTCGTCGGCGTCGACAAGGATCGACAACCCAACTACCCATATGAGCATCATGTGAGCGACGCGCTCGCATACCTCCGCGACCACGGCCGGGAATTCGACGCGATCCACGCGTCCCCGCCGTGTCAGAGATACACGTCCGGCGCGTCGATCACCGGGACCCGGTCGAAGCATCCGGATCTCGTCGACCCGACACGGGACGCGCTCGAGGATCTCGGGAAACCGTACGTGATCGAGAACGTCGTCGGATCCCCGCTCCGCGACTATGTCCAGTTGTGCGGCTCCGAATTCGGTCTCGTCATCGTCGAGGACGACGGACTCCCCACGCAGCTCCGGCGTCATCGATGGTTCGAGTCGAACCGGTTCCTCATGGGCGCGGGAGGCTGCAACCACGTCGCCGGGATCCGGACCGGCTCCGTCTTCGGGAACGGGGGAGCGTGGCAGGTCTCCCCGGGATTCGCGGACCGGGGAGGCTACCGTCCCCCGTACTCGTCATGGGGTCGACTCCTCGGAATCGACTGGATGACGAAGCAACGCGAACTAGCCGAATCGATCCCTCCGGCCTATACGGAGTTCCTCGGAAGACAGCTCCTCGAGCAACTCTAATAATTTCGGTGTGCCGAAATTGACTCGTGTTCGTCGTATGAATCTCATATGGCGAACCTCCCGGAATGGCTCACGCGCGGTCCTCGTGTCGCGGAGTCCGTAGCGGCGATCGGGAACGCCTACGGGACGACGTCGGCGCGCGCCGGGATTCAATCGCCGTGGACCACGGGTCAACTGCAAAAGCTCGTGTGGTCCGACATTTTCGGACTGGAAACGCAGTGGATCACGCGCGCCGAAGCGCTCACGATCCCCGCAGTCTTCAAGGCACGCGCCGTGCTCCTCTCGATCATCGCGGACAAAGTCCTCTATGCGCTCCGGAGCGGGGAGCGGGTCGACCCGCAACCGGTTTGGCTCGCGTGGACTCCCGGTCAACTCTCGCCGTGGCAACGTATGGCGAACACGGTCGACGATCTCATTTTCTACGGTTGGTCGCTCTGGAAGCGGACGAACGGCTCCCGCGGCGAGATCCTCTCCGCGGTCCGCGTCCCGTTCGAATGGTGGGAATTCGACGCGGAGGGGAACGTCCTCCTCCGTGACGAAGCCGGGGAGTATCAGCCAGTCGCGCCCGCGGACGTGATCCTTATCCCCGGTCCGTCCGCGGGTCTCCTCGAGTACGCGACCCGCACGCTCCGCGGCGCGGCGCGACTGGAAACGTCGTGGTCGAACCGCGCGGCGTCCCCGATTCCCGCGATCGATCTCCACGAGACGACCATGTCCGGCATCACGCCGGAAGAGGCTCAGGACGTCGTGAACGAATGGGCGGCCGCGCGGCAGGACCCGAACGGCGCGACCGCGTTCACGCCGTACAACATCGAAGCACGCGCGCTCGGGAACGTGTCCGCGGACCTGTTCATCGAGGGACGCAACGCGACCCGGATCGACGTCGCGAATTTCTTCAATCTCCCCGCGCAGCTCCTCGACGGCTCTCTGTCGACGGCGTCGCTCACGTACTCGACGCAGGAGGGACGCCGGAACGACGTCCTCGACTACGGAATCCCGTACTGGATCCGGCCTATCGAATCCCGGCTCTCTCAAGACGACGTCGTCCCGCATGGGCAGAGCGTCGGATTCGATTTCGGTCCCGTGATCTCCACTGTTCAGCCGCCGACGATCGTCGTCCCGGACTAGGAGGAAACGCATATGACGACCATAGAAACCGGCGTGTTCGCCGTCGATCACGCCGCACGGACGATCCGCGGAGTCCTCGTCCCGTGGGGACAGAAGTCGCGGACGAACCGATCGAAGAATCGGCCGATCGTCTTCCCACGCGGCTCCGTCCGGATCCCGCGCGACGTGTCCGTCGTCGGGCTCAATTTCGATCACGACCGGTTTCAGCCTCTCGGCCGCGCGGTCGCGCTCGAAGACACGGACGCCGGTCTCGTCGCGACGTTCGCTCTCGCGGACACGGACGACGCGGACGCGTGGCTCGCGGACCGCGGCGAATTCGTCCGGCTCTCCGCGGAGGTCCGGAACATGACGCGCGACGACGCCGACAACGGGACCGCGGATCTCACCGGCGCGGCTCTCGTGTCGGAGGGCGCGTTCGAGGGCGCGGCACTGTTCGCCGTCGACGACGACGTCGACGAGCACGAGGACGACGGCGACGACGTCGCCGGCGACGACGACGTCGACGACGTCGACGAGGAAACGGACGACGTCGACGACGTCGACGAACAGGAGGAAACCATGAGCGAAACCGCTCCGGAGTCGATGCTCGCCGGAGCCGCGTCGACGTCGACCCGGCCTAAGGCTCCGGCACTGTCCCGCGCCGGGTTCATTTCGGCGCTGTTCGCCGCAAAGACTTCCGGCGACGCGGCCGCACTCCGGCCGTACATGGAATCGTCGGAGCGAACCGGACTGTTCGCGCTCGTCGACGTCAAGTATGACGGCGTCGGAGGGCTCGTCACGGACTGGCCCGCCGCATGGCTCGGGGAGCTTTGGCAAGCCGTCCCGGAGGTCCGGACGTTCATCCCGGCTTTCAACGTCGGGACGCTCACGTCGCTCAAGGCGTCCGGATGGACGCTCACGGTCCCGGAGAACGCCGTCGACACATGGGCCGGTAACAAGGCTCCCGTCCCGTCTCAGCCGATCACGACCGGGATTCAGGAATTCGACGCGATCAGACTCTCCGGGGCGAACGATCTCGCGCGCGAATTCTGGGATTTCGGACGCGTCGACGTGATCGACGCGTACACGCGCGGCATGGTCGCGGCGTACCAGAAGCAGAGCGACGACTACGCGATCGCTCAGGCGATCGCGGGAGCCGGGACCGCAACTCTCGGGACCGTCCCGGCCGGAGTGAACGCGTATCTCGCGGCGCTGTACGACATCGTCGACGCGATCACCGCGGCCGGGGGAACCCCGTCCGTGCTCCGCGTCGCGCCGGACGTCGCGCGGTCGCTCGCCCTCGAGCTGGACGGGAATCAGCTCGCCTATGTCGCGGGCGCGGCCGGAGTCGGAACCGGTGAATTCTTCGGCCCCGTGTACCGGCAGGACGCGCGGCTCGCGGCCGGGACGATCCTCGCCGCGGACCGGAACGCGTTCGGCGTCTGGGAGCTTCCGGGCTCCCCGATTCGCGTCGACGCTCTCGCGATCGCGAACGGTGGCGTCGACCGCGGATTCTTCGGATACATCGCGTCCGGCGTCGTCGACGCGGCCGCGGTCCTCAAGGCAACCGTGACGATCACGCCGTGACGAAGTCAGCCGCGAACCGGCGACGGTTTCGCGCGCAGCTCCCCACGCCGGAACCGGTCCGGGAGCGCAAGCCGAAGCCGAAGCCGAAGCCGAAGAAACCGGAGTGAGTGTTCCCCTCCCCGGCGCGGAGCTAGCAGACCTCCGCGCCGGGGAGCCGGGTACATCACATGAGCCGCATAGGAGATTCAATGTCGACGATCGTCCCGTCTCCGGACGTCGTGCTCGGACCGTTCACGACGGACGACGTCGTCGCGTCGACGATCCTCGTCCCGTACGAGGACGCGGACGGGACGCCGGTCGATCTCACCGGGATGATTCCGTCGACGACGCTCCTCGCGCCGGACGGCGCGCCGTCCGCGGCCGCGTCGACGATCGACCCGTCCGGCGCTCTCGCCGTGGTGCTCCCCGCGGTCCCGTTCGACAAGCCGGGGGAATGGTCGCTCTCGACGACGTTCGTCACGCCGGACGGGTCGACGCTCCGCGTCCCCGGGATCCGGTTCGTCGTCGAGGACGTCGCGACCGGCTGGCTCACGTTGTACGAGATCCGGCAGGAATGGCGCGACGCGCCGTCCCTCGACGTCGTCCTCTTCCGGCTCCTCGAAGTCGCGAAATCTCAGGTGATCGCGTACACGCCGGAGCCGGTCCCGGCGCGTCCGACTCTGAACCTGATCGGCGCGCAGCGTGAGCAGACGCGCGATATCTGGAATCAAGTCAAGACGGACCCGGCGTCGATCGGTATCGGGGACGACGTCCTGACGATCCGTCCGTTCCCCATGAGTCCGTGGATCAAAGACATGATCCGGCCGAAGCAAGCAAAACCGGTGATCGCATGAGCAAGCCGTCCGTCCGCGACGCGCTCGTCGACGAGCTGAAACGGGTTCTCGGTTCGAGCGTGCTCGTCATCCCGTATCAGGACAACGTCGACGCGCTCGACCGGCGAACCGTGATGGTCAAGCAAACGACGATCTCCCCTCTCCCGGAGGCTCCGGCCGGTCAACTCCGGATCGACTACGTCCTGACGTTCATCACGCCGAACGTCGACCCGGCGAAAGCGGAACGGGATCTCGATCAGTGGGTTCCGCAGACGCTCGCGGATCTCACTATGTCGTGGCTCTCGTGGACGAGCGGCGAGAAAGTCCTTTTCGATCCGCAAAACCTCGCGTACGACGTCGCCGCGTTCGTACTCACGACCACACGAAATGAGGAGTGATCTCATATGGCGATCATCGAAGTAACCCCGTTCATCATGCGGAACGCGATCGTCTCGTTCGGCGGGACCGGAGGGGATGATTTCGCGAAAGCGGTCTCGTCCGCGACGCTCACGCCGTCCGGAGGGACGACGCCGTTCAAGGGTCTCAAGCCGTCCGCCGTGTTCACGTTCCCGCAGTCCGTGACGTGGACGCTCGATCTCGAATTCGCGCAGGACTGGTCCGCGGACACGTCGCTCTCGATGTATCTGTTCGAGCATCAGGGCGAGACGATCCCGGCGACGCTGAACCCGAACGATCAGACCTCCGGGACAACGTCGTGGGCGCTCGTGATCGCGATCGCGCCGGGAGCCGTGGGCGGTCCGGTCGATTCGGTCGCGACGGCGACGGTCTCCCTCGGAGTCGTGGGCGCGCCGGTCCCGACGACGATCCCGGTCACGCCGTAACGGAGGACGGGATGCCGCTCCGGGTCTCCGCGAAAAGTTCCGCGGCGCTCCGCGCGACCCTCCTGTCGATCAAGACGCTTGATCGGGATCTCCGGAAAGAGCTCCGCGGCCGCACGCGGAAGCTCGCCACTGTCGATTGGATTCGCGCGATGAGCAACGAAGCGACGACGACGCTCGAGGAACGCGTCCTCGTGAGCACGGCGCGCGTCGCGGTCTCGGATCAGAACGTCCGGGTCCGCTCCGCGGGCTCGTCGCGTCCGGCCGCGTCCGGTGGGATCATCCCCCGGGTTCACGGTCGCGGCGTCGAATTCGGCTCCTCCCGGACGAAGTCGCTCCGCGGCCGCAACCGGTCCGGCTATGTGTTCTTCCCCGCGGCCGCGGAGATGGTCCCGCAACTCATTGCGCTCTGGGTGCAAACCACGGTCCGCACGATCGCGGAAGCGCTGGAAGCCGGAGGGAAGAAATGAGCGGGGAGATCCGGCTCGATATCGCGTCCGACACAAAGAGCGCTGTTCGCGGGATCGACGACGTCGCGAAAGCTCTCGGGGTCACGGTCGACGAGCTGCAAGCCGTAGCGAAAGCGGCCGGGAAAACGGAGGACGACGTCGTCCGCGATTTCCGGAAAATCGAAGCGGCCGCGAAAGACGTCGACGCCGGGTCCGGGTTCAAGAAAGCCGGGGAAGCGTCCTCGGAGTTCAAGCAAGAGGCTCTCGCGAATCTGTCGGAAGTAACCTCCTCGTTCTCCGGGGATCTCTCGTCGATCGGGGATCTCGCACAAGGAACGTTCGGAGGTCTCGCCGCTCTGGGAGGCGGGTTCGGTCTCGCCGCGGGAGGCGTCGCGGCCGGTATCGGGCTCATTATCTCGTCGCTGCAACAGGCAGAGGAGGAACGCGCGCGGCTCGCGGAGCGCGCGTCGGATCTCGCGTCGGCGTACATCGACGCCGGGTCCGCGGTCCTCGACGCCGTCACGCTCGCGTCGAGGACGTCCGAGATCCTCACGGACCCGGATCAGCGTAAGGAAGCGGAGCGGCTCGTCGACGTCCTCGGAGTGCAACTCCCGGAGGCGGCGCGGCTCCTCGCCGGCGACACGAACACGCTCGCGGCCGCGCGCGCGATCGTCTCCCAGAACGAAGCCGAATACCTCGATCTCATGCAACAGTCCGCCAACTACATGAACGGGGAGTTCACGAAAGCGGATCAGGCGCGACTGGATCAGCTCACCGCGCAGCGTCAAGCGGTCCGGGAGTTGACGGACATTAACGGTCAAGCGAACGAGACGTTCCGCGCGCAGCAGGGAGTCCTGAAAGGGCTCATCAATGACGCGGCGTCGGCGACGGTCGAGGTCGACGAGCTGGGTAACGAGCTGTACACGCTCCCGGACGGAACCCAAATCATGATCGACGCGGAGACCGGTCAAGCGACGACGGATATCCAGAAATTCAAAGGCGACGTGGACGGGATCGCGGAGACGAAGACGACCCAGTTCAAAGTCTCGCTCGACGACTCCGCGGTCCGGACGTACAAGCCTCCCGTCCTGTATGTCCCCGGAAAAATCGTGATGCCCGGAGGGAAGCAAGTCGTATGAGTGTGACGATCACCGCGGCGAACGGGGCCGGGTCGACGACGCCGATCACGGTCCTCTCCCCGTACGAGACGACCCGCAACTCTCGGAACATCGTTCACGATCTCGTGGGAGGCGGGATCGCGGTCTCCCTCGTCGCGCCGCGGCCGCGGTCCGGGACGCTGCAACTCCTCTACGACGACGAAGTCGACGCGAACGCAGCGCTCACACTCCACGCGGAGGAGACGACGTTCACACTCTCGGAGACCTCCGTCCCGTCCGTCTCGATGCAGTACGTCGTCGAGGGTGACGTCCGGCTCGCGCTCGAGGACTCGACCCTCCTCGTCTGGATCCTGAACGTCGGATATCAGGAGGTCTCGCCGTGACGACGCTCCTCCGGAATGCGATCACGGCGCTCGTCGCGACGGACCCGGAGCGGATCGTCGGCGGGGAAGTCACGCTCGACTCTCTCGCGGTCCCGTACGGCTCCGCGTCCCTCGAGCTTCCGCTCACGCCGGAGACGACCCTCGACGACCTCGACCCGCGCGACGACGCACGGATCGAAATCGACGCGGCCGACACGATCGGCGGGACGACCCGCTCATTCAATCTCGGCATCCGGTCCCGGACGGTCGACTACACGAACCGGACGGTCTCGATCGAGGCCGCAACCGACGAAGCTCTCCTAGAGGATTACGCGTCGCTCACAACGGATACCGGGGCGCGGGCGCATGAGGGATCCGTCCGCGCCGTCGTGAACTATGTCCTCGCCCGGATCGGCGCGGTTCTGGAAGCCGGGACGCCGAATCCCCCGGTTACGGCGTTCTGGAACGTGACGAATTTCCTCACGAACCCGGACGTCGCCGGCGGCGTCGTCACGCCGTGGACAAGCGGCGGAAACTGCACCCTGTTCTATTCGACGTCGGGCGCGGACGGGACGCTCTCGTCGTGTGGTGTGCAGTCCTCCGCGGCCGGGCTCCTCGCCGTCGTCCCGCATACGCCGGGTCAAGGTCCGTCCGTCACGCCGGGAACCTCCTACGTGTTCACGGGGATGGCGCGGCAGAACGAAGCCGGAACGTCGCGGACGTTCTATCCCGTGATCCGGTGGCTCAATCAGTCCGGCGCGCCGGTCGCGGCCGACGTCGAAGCTCCTCCTATGGCGATGAGCAATACCGTGTGGCAACGGAAGACGCTCATCGCGACCGCTCCTCCGGGCGCGTCCCGCGCCGAAGTGTTCTTCCGTTCCGGAGGCGGGACCGCGGCCGGTCAATTTATGTACATCGACCGCGCCATGTTCTACGAGGGCTCCGAGCTGATCCCGTTCTACGACGGGGAGACGCCGGACTCCTCGACGTACGTGTACGCGTGGACCGGCGCGACGAACGCGTCGACGTCGACGAGGACGGCCGTCGTCGAACGTCCTCCGGAGCTGTTCGTCTGGAAGCCGGGGACGACGGCATGGGATTTCCTGGCGCCGTTCCTGGCGTCGACGGGGCTCCGGCTGTATTGCGATGAGCATAGGGACTGGCGGCTCATCGATCCGGCGACGTACGAGATCCCCGGGTTCATCCGGCTCTCCGGACTGAACGCGACCGCAGCGTCCGACACGATCTCCCGGGACGACCCGGACGTGTTCGCGACCGGCGTCGTCATCCGCTACGTGTGGGAGGACGCGGACGGGATCCCGCGGACCGCGTACGACGTCGCCGGGGATCCGGACGTCGTCGTCGTGTTCGACTACGCGCGCGCGTTCCCGGGTCCGGGAGCCGCGGCCGCGATCCTGGCGCGCCGGGACGGGACCGGCCGCACGCAGTCCGTCGACACGCTCGTCGACTGGACTCTGACTCCCGGGATGACGGCGTCGATCGTCCTCCCGGACACGCCGGAGCAACAGGGCAAAGTGACGTCGCTCCGGTTCTCGCTCGGGGACGACGCGCTCATGAGCGTCGGGACGCGCGGACTCATCGATATCCCCGCGGGCTCGTGGCTCGCGTGGACTCCTCCGGATCAGGCGTGGAACGCGGTCGCGGACTCCGTGACGTGGATCTCGCTCCCCGCATAAGGAAAGGGCAACTCATGGCGAACGGCGACGCCGCGGCCGCGGCCGGAATGGACGTGGTCCCCGGGACCGCGAAAGTCCGGCTCGGGTACGACGAGATCAACAAATCCCGCGACTACGTCGCCGGGTTCGCGAAACGCAACGCGGACAACCTGATCGACATATGGGTTCAGCCGTCCGCGCCCGCGCATAAGGCCGGTCGCGTCTGGATTCACCCGGCGTGATCTCATGGTGAATTTCGATAAGCCGGTCGGCACGGCCGGGACGATGAGGATCGAGGATTACGGGACCGGCGTCGCGTTCTGGATCCTCTGTAGCGACGGCGCGACGAACGTCGGCTCCTACGTGTGGTCCGGCGTCGTGAACGGCTCCCCGGTGGGCGGCTCCGTGAATCTCCCGGCCGGGTTCGGCTCGAGGAACCTCGGAGCGTGGCCGGTCTCGACGAGTCAGACGGTCTCGTTTCATCAGAACGCGACCGGGACGAGCGGTCTCGGCGGCGCGGCCGATCACTCCGCTTTCATCAACCGGACTCCCGCGGCGACGGCTCCCCCGAAACCGACGATGGACGTCGGCTCCCCGAATCCGGATCAGATCACGCCGACGTCGATGAGGGTCCGCTATCTCGATCAGGGAGACGGAGGATCGACGATCACGTCGCGGGCGCTGCAAGTCGCGCAGACGCCGGATTTCTCCGGCTCGACGGCGATGATCCCGGTCGATCAATCCGGTATCTATCAGGCGATCGGGCTCACTCCCGGCTATCCGTTCTACTGGCGGTATCGGGTTCAGAACGCGATAGGCGTGTCGCCGTGGAGTGATCCGGTCCTCGCGTGGACGACGGGGACCGTTCAAGTTTCGGACGGGACGACGTTCGTCCGGTACGCCGTCGACGTGTCGGACGGGACGACGTGGGTCCGGCAGATCGTCGACGTTTCGGACGGCACGAATTGGAGAGCGTCATCATGAGCACGGCAACGGATGGGCGCGCAGCTCACGGAATCCTCCTCTCGTTCGAGCCGCTCTCGAAGCACGGCTATTGCTGGTACTACGTGTGGCGCGCGTACGCGGCCGCGGGCGCGTCCACGTCGATGGGGTCGACTCCTACGGCGTACGCCGCGTGGAACGTGACGAGCGGGAGGCATCCCGGCGACTGGAACCCTCCCCCGGGCGCGGCGATATGGCTCGGACGCCGGTACGACGGGAACCTCGACGGCGACGTGTTCATCGCCGGCGAATACGACGGCGATCACGCCGCGACCGATCAACCGGGATGGGGACAGACGGGGACGACGTCGATCCGCGGCCGGATGAACCTCACCGGCCGGGAGTATCTCGGATGGTCGGATCACGTCCTCGATTGTCCGATCACGTCGGCGCTCCCTCCGGAGCCGCCGAAGCCGGACCCGCCGAAATGGAGAGAGGGAAACATGTTCATCATCCACAACGAGCAGAACCCGGATCAGCTCGTCCTAGTGACGGTCGACGGGGGACAGATCAGATGCCGCTATCTGGAGGATCCCTACGAGCGCGCCGTGTTCGTCGCCGTGGGTCCGTCGATCCCGGTTGCGCCGTGCGATAACCCGACGTTCGACGGGTTCCTCGAGCGCGCCGGGTACGTGTACGGCGCGCCGATTCCGCTCGTCGACGTGAACGCGGCGAACGTCAAGCCGCAGCACGAGAAGCCGGAGAAGTGACGCCGGTCCGGACGCGGAGGATCGCGACCGGTGGGAGCTATCTCGTCGCCGCGATCCTCGCCGTTGGCATGTGTACGGCGCTGAACGCGTTCACGATCGCCGTCCTCATCGACGCGCTCTCGTCCGCGGAACCGGGACTCTCGGAGAACGCGACGCAGATCCTCACCGGATGGGGAGGCGGAATCGTCGGCGTGATCGGAGCCGTCGTCGGATATCAGGCGGGCGCGTCGACCGCGTCGTCGACGTTCGCGTCCGGCGTCGTCGACACGCCGACAAACGAAAGCCTCCCCGGGCTCGGGTCCCGGGGAGGCTAGGTTCGAAGTCGCCAAACATCACGAACACGCAGAGTCTATGCCTCTCGGACGACATAGAGGGAACTAACCCCGGTTAACACGCCGGAGAATCCCTAGAAGCTCTCCGGCCGAAGCTTCCCAAAACCGGATCTCGCCAGTACAAGAAAGCGCTTAGGCTCCCCGCTCATCCCGGCTCGGGTCGAACCGCTCCCCGAGATAATGTCCCCATCAGGCGCGGACGCATGGTCGACGAGACCGGCGTAAAGACGCCAGAGTGTGAACGGTCCGCAGTGATGAGCGGGCGCGCAGCTCTTAAAAAATGTGGTGGGCGGGAGCCGGGTCCCTCCTCCTTAACCCTCGGTAGGACTCTCTCCGGAAGACTCGACGACGCTCCCTCCGCACGAGGTGAGTCACGATCCCGGAACACGCTCACGACGTACGTCGACGGCCCGAGTTGCGGAAGACGACACGAGTCCCTACGCGAGTCCGGGACTCCTCCGAGAGTGACGCGCGCCGCGTCCGACGAGAGTCGACACGAACAAAGCCGGAGTCTGTCCGCTCGACTCCGCGCCATTGTGCGCCATAGGATCCCCTATGAAACGGAACGGGACTCGTCGCCGGCGAACCGGCGACGAGTCCCTATGACAGAAACCCTATTGGAGGGGATCCAGTATGAGACTATCGGTCGAAAAGCTCACGCCTAGCGAGGCTGAGAAGTTGCTCAAGGGAGCCGCGGAGCAACGGCAACGGACGCTCTCCGCGACCCGTGTCCAGCAATACGCGCGGAACATGCGAGACGGACAATGGCGGGTCACCCATCAACCGATCGCGATCGATCGTCACGGCGTGCTCATCGACGGACAACATCGTGTCGCCGCGGTCGCGGCGTCCGAGATCCTCGACGGCGTCGAGATGCTCATCGCCTACGACGCGGACCCGGAAACGTTCGATCTCATCGATACCGGACGTCCTCGCTCTCCCGCGCAGACGCTCACGATCGCCGGGTACACGAACACGAACGTCCTCTCGTCCGCGGCGCGCTATTACCTCACGTATGCGTTTATGGAGGGCGGGACCCGCGTCCCCGGTCCGGAGGTCCGCGGACGGTTCACGTCACACGATATCCTCCGGTTCGTCGAGTCTGTCGCCGGGGAGAGGATCCTCGCGGAGCTTCCGAACGCGTCCCGGATCTCGCTCGCTCTCGGGCGCTCCGGCGTGAAAACGTGGCTCTCCGCAGCGCTCGCGCTCCTCCGCGCACACGAGCCGGAGTCCGCGACGAGGGAGGAGTTCCTAGAGAAGCTGGAAACCGGGACGATGCTCGACGTCGGCTCCCCCATCCTCGCCGTCCGGCGCTGGATCTCCTCCGAAACCGGCTACGTCCGGACCCGGCGCGACGTCGCCGGGTTCATCGGAATGGCGAACGTCGTCAAGAGCTGGAACGCGTACATCACGCGGGAGCCTATGCAGATCGTCTCATTCAAGATGGGTCACGAGCCGCTCCCGACGTTCCTCCGGATCCGCGATATCGAAGACGCCGCGTGATGAGACTCCGTCGAGACAAGGGAGGGCGCTCGACGGTCGACCGGGAGTAGTTGGGGACTCCCGGTCACACGACGCGCTCCCCGGCATCCCTCGCCCCCGAGGATGCCGGGGAGCGTTTCATATGCGCCGCATATGGCCCACACTGGCGGATCTCATATGAACGTCATATGATCGCCCTATGACAGAAACACAACTGGAAAGGGGCTCCGTCATGTCTAACGCAGCGATCATCATTCACGAGGACGGAGGCTCGTCGGCAATGGTCGATATCCTCACGTTCGCGGAGCTTCGGGGAGTCGATCACCGGACCGTCCGCGAATGGCTCCGGAGGGACCTCCTCCCGGGCGCGCAGAAAGACGGGCGCGGGAAATGGCATATCCCCGTCGACGCCGTCAAGCAAGAGAAGCCGGTACACGAACCGAAGCCGGACGCCGCGATCGTCGACGTCGTCGCGCCAGTCCGCGCGGAGGATCTCATCACGGAGGACGGCGCGACCCGGCCGCGGCCGCGCGCATTCTTCACGGTCCCCGAAGCCGCGGAGCTACTCGGGATCTCGCCCTATCGGATCCGGGAGAACCGGGACGCGTTCGGCGTCGTCCCGTGGGGACCGAACGGGCTCCTCCTCGTCCCCGCTCCCGTCGTCCGCCAGTACCTCGGACTCTGACTCATGGCGTGGCAACGATTCTGGGAGAACAGGGACGCGAACCTCGTCGCGGAGATCCAGACGGGAAAGTATGGCGGGACGATCCGCGTCGGGGAGCCGTACTCGGATCCTCCCCCGGCTGAGACGCCGGACGACACGCTCGCGAACGTGACGTTCTGGACGCTGGCGGATCTCACGTCGCTACAGCACGCAGCGATGAGAGCGGAGAGAGGAGTAGGGGAATGAGCCGGACCCGGTTCGTCGTGCTTATCGGCGCGATCGTCCTCGTCGGCGTCGTCATCGTGACGACGCTCGTCGCGATCGACGCGCGCAACCGATACGACGAGTGCATCGATACGCATATCCTCGCGTCATCCTGTAGCTAGCATTCCCGTCATAGGTGGGCATATGATCCGCACATGACGCCGTCGACGACACGGTCCCCGCTCCCTCCGCTCCGGAGGGACCGGGGACCGTTCGCGTTATCCCTCCTCGTCGGCGCGATCGGCGTCGTCCCGCTCCTCCTCCTCGTCGTCGCGCTCGTATGGACGACATGACGGTCGACGTCGTCGCGACCGCGCGGCGACTCTACGATCTCGCGCAGTCGTGCGAGACGGAGTCGCGCTACCTCATGGATCACTATCACGCCGGGTACGTGTCGGAGAGCGTGTTCGATCCGGTCTCCTCGCTCTCGTCGGCGCGGCTCCTCGCGGACCGGGAAGCGGAGACGCTCGTCCGGCTCGGAGCCGACGAAAACGATCTCGCTCGCGCCGACGTGATCTCCGAGGAGATCGAACGGCTCCTCCGGACTCTGAAACCCTGGCGCGTGTTCCTCGACAACGTTCATCGTGTGAAACGTCCTATGACGCCATAGGTCTAGGCAAACCAATATATCGGCTCCTATGATCCGCATATGAGCCGTCACCACATCGCGTCCGATCACGCGACGAAGACGCGCGCGATCCGTCCCGTCCTCGCCGCGCAGCTCCCGCTACCGTGCGTCGAGGGTTGCGGACGGCTCGTCGTCCCCGGCGAGAAATGGCACGTCGCGCACATCGTCCCCGCGGCTCTCGGCGGACGGACGACGCTCGACAATGTCGGAGTAGCTCACGCTCACTGCAACCATTCCGCGGGCGCGCGGCTCGGGAACGCGATCACCGCGCGGGAGCGCGCCGCGGCGAACGGGATCCGCGCATGGTGAACCGGAGCGGCCGGACGCAGCACGAGCGCGACGAGTACACAGTGTGTGCTCACTGCCGTTACATCATCCGGCAGGACGAGGACGGCGCGTGGATCCACAACGGGACAGAGCGGATCGCGTGTGAGTCACTCGAGGGACTGCCTCCCGTCATGGCGACTCCCCTGTATCGGACGCGTGGCTCGTGACGATCGCGGTCGACGTCGACGTCCTCGTCGACGAGAGACGCGCGTCGATCGCGGAATCGTGGACTAGTTTTGAATCCCTACGGGCGCGGTGATTTCGAGGTTTTCAAAACT